ATAGAATAGGTATTGTACGATAGATAACATTCCATATCGAAAGGGTTTTATGCCTTTCGTACATTCACAATTTCGCTTGAAGGGCGGACTTCTCGATTCTGAGAGGCCCGCTCTTTTTGCGTCCAACACAAAAAGGAGCGTAATGACATGTTTGAAATTTGCAATGACAAGACCTATTTTCTGGCCGAAACGACCGCCAAGAACAAAACAATCGAAATCACCCTCGTGAAAGACAGCCACGGCGGTCTTCTGAATGAGCACGAGATTAAGCTTGACCTCTGCCGTGCAATTCTCGAATTGCAGCGGGGCGGCTATATCGTCACGAAGGTCCGTGCCCTTGACTACGACATCGAGAATGTCGTGGATGTGTTCCATCTGCCGGAGTTTGAGGAGGCTCGCGAGAACCCGATGCCCGATATTGTATCCGGCGTCATCACCTCGAACTTTGATTCCGGCGCATCGTTCCATCTGCCGTGCAAGGTGAACAAGAAAACGCACGAGGTGTTTGCTGTGGAAGTTCCTGCACAGCCCTGCTACGATGACTCGTTCAGAAACGCAACCGTGAATGTCGATGGCGTTGACCGCAGTCTGCTCAATCTCAACGACATTGTGAGCGAGTATGACAGCGATGACTACGACGGCGTTCTCGATGCTCTGTATCATGTTCAGGCAAAGAACGATTACTGGGAGAACGACGGCGAATCTCTGACGGACCTCATCCACAAATACCGCTGGTATATCCTGAAAGATGCCCTGATGCAGCGTGGCCGCGATGCCGTCACGGATTTCATCGGCACCGACATCAGCAGCAGCGAGTTCAGCCGTGTCCTCGATGAGACGGAAATGGTGATGCCGGACGAAACCTTCGAGAAATTCTGGGAAAAGTACATCTGACCAATACCAATGCGGTGGGGCAAGACACTCCACCGCCTTTTTTCGCAAAAATACACAAACGAACCCACTGTCTAAATCAGACAAGAAAGAGAACCATATGAGCATTTCACCGAAAAACGAAGCATCTCAGAACAATACCGCCAAACGCCGCGACTATATCTCGTGGGACGAGTATTTCATGGGCATTGCGATGCTGTCCGCGATGCGCAGCAAAGACCCGAACAGTCAGGTGGGCGCATGTATCGTGCGCGACAATAAAATCCTGTCTCTGGGGTACAACGGTATGCCGATTGGCTGCGATGACGATATCATGCCTTGGGGCAGGGAAGGAAACGAACTCGAAACCAAGTACATGTATGTCTGCCACTCGGAGTTGAACGCTATCCTCAACGCCGGGAAAGACCTGCACGGGTCAACGATGTATGTCACGCTTTTCCCGTGCAACGAGTGTGCGAAAGCAATCATTCAGAGCGGAATAAAGCGTATCGTGTATCTCGACGACAAGTACCGGGATGCGAACAACAATGTCGCTGCACGACACATGTTCAAGATTACCGGGGTAGAAACTAAGAAATACGAGCCCAGTGCCCGCAACATCTCGCTGAACCTGTAATCATCACAATCGGTCTAAAGACCGCCACGAAAAATAAGGAGTACCATAATGAAAATCTATCATACTGCGCTTGGCGTATGCGACACCTACGAGGTCGTAACGGAACCGCCTCTCGGCTATATCATTTGGAATATCGGCGATAATGCACCGGAAGGCTACCTCCCGTTCTGCAGACTCAAATTTATGCAGCCGTTTGAGGGCGGACGCGAAATTGAGTCGGATACCCTGAAAGCCATGAAATGTGACGGTGCAAGGGAAATCTTAGCCGCCACCGGACTGGGTGCCGAAACCTCCGCCGAGATGAAGAAGTTCATCAAGAAGCACGAACGCAACCCCCGCAAGAGTTGGGAGTGCGAAAGAATGCGTGCCGCTATCCCGTATCTTGAGAGAATCGGAATGTAATACCATCGAGCCGTCTCCGTCTTGGAGGCGGCTTTTTTGTTTATCGTCAGATTCCTGTGTCCGGTAATTTCTCTCTCAATGTTGCATAATCGTGCGAACCGGATACAATAGAAAACAACGAGAGAACGCAAAGAGGTGAGAACATTTTGGAACAGCTTGAAATAATCATTCCGGGCGGTCAGAAACTCTCCGTCCGTGATTTCGTTGAATGGGAGTACAACGGCGGTAAGGCAGATTTTCAGCCGGATGAACATTATCCTTTATGGGGGACTGTTCCTATTGAGGATAAGTTGCGATATATTGCAATCAGTGTGTTTGGTGATTTGGCAAGTTACGGAAAATACGATAACCGAATCGGCGTTACGGACGGTGAGTCGGAGCATTACTTCTTCTTCACGGTTCAGGGCAAGGATGAAGATATTCTTCTCGCCTTGAATGTCATGCTGAATGTGATATATACAAGCGCAGAGGGGAAATGCCGCAAGGAAACCGGCACATCTTTCGCGGAACTGCCACTGATGCAGAGATTTGATGCCATCACCAGATACATCGAAGACGAGTTTGAGACCTGCCTTATGATGCTTTCGGACATCCCGCACATGCAGTGGACCTAAATTCGCAAAAAGTTGTTGCACATTCGTGCGAATTGGGTAAAATGAAGACTGTAAGGTGAATCAGTGGGTGAGTTTTTTGCCCGCGTTACGCGAAAAAAGTGAATACTGAATACAAGAAGCAAGTTCTTTCGGGAGCTTGCTTCTTTTATTTTGGGAGGTTTCTATGACGCATAAGAAGTTGCTGGAACGCAATCGAAAAATTACCGATGCACTGCAAAATGGCGCAAAGGTCACGGACCTCGCGCAGGAGCACGGACTCAGCCCGCAAACCGTCTACCATATCGCACAGGCGGAGATGGAGAAGCGGCGGAAAGTGACTTTCACAGAGTGGAAGGATAACCGCAACGACGAGATTCGCAACCAGTATCAGGAAGGCATTTCAGCCGAAGAACTGGCAAAAGCTTTTAACCTTAACCGCGCCACGATTTTTCGTATTCTGAAAGAAGGCGGGGACTCCTACCACCGGCACCTCGACACGAAAATCGAGACCTCTACTTTGCGCCGCATTAAAGATTTCAAGCAGGGGTTTGTGGACTACGAGAAGAAGAACCCCAACACGCCGGTCGAGAACCTTGCTCGGGAATACGGTATCAGTCCCTCTTCCGGATTCAAGTATCTTCATGAGGCCGGTATCTATCGCGGCAAGGGACGCAAAAAGAAGGCAGCAAAGCCTAAGAGGTGAACCAGTATGAGGAAAAGGAAAGCAACCCGCAGCGAAATCATCGAGCGAAACAGGAAGATTGTCAAAGACTATGAGGACGGGCTATCGTTTGAGCAGCTGTCCGAGAAATACGGGCTTTGCGTCAGGACCTGCTATCGCGCTCTCGATGAAGAACAACAGGCGCAGCGCATTGCGGAAGAACAGGACCATGCCAATCTGGTCGATAAAATCGTGGCGGAGTATCAGAAAAATACGCGTGTCCGCGACATTGCCGAAAAGTACGGTGTTTCCATTGGGTATTGCAGTGCCATTGCTGTTCAGGCCGGAATCAGCAACAAAGAACTCAGTCACCGTCGCATCACCCGCCGTCAACAAAAACGCAACGATGAAATCTTCGAGAAATACCAAAACGGCATCGACGCCAAAGACCTCGCTAAGGCATACCATTATTCCTTGCCGGGTATTTACAGTATTATTCGGCGCGTCCGTAAGCAGAAATGTAAAAGAGTATGAGGGAGGGAAATTAAGTGAACGAGAATGAACGGGCATTGCTTCGGTATGTAGTGGAAGGGGATATTCGGAAATCTCAGCAGCAGGCGAAAATCGTGTTGGAGGGGCTTACTACTGTCAAGGACAAAGCGTTCAAGGAAACCTGTCTGCGAACACTTGCAAGTAAAAGTCCTACACTCATCGAACTGCCGTATAACCTGCAGGGGCTTTTGGTCGCGGAGGATTCGAGCGCTTTCCGAGAAGACCGGTTCCTCATCCGAGACAGCGAGAAGGCGGTCATTGATAAAATGTGCAAGACGCGCCGTGCTGCGCTGCGGTTACAGGAAATGGGGATTCACTATACGAGTTCTCTTTTACTCATGGGCGAGCCGGGAACCGGAAAGACTGAGTTGGCGCGGTATATCGCATATACGACGAACCTTCCTTTCGTATACACGAATTTCTCCGGTCTGGTGAATTCCGCTCTGGGCAAAACGCAGAAGAATATCGGTATGATATTCGACTATGCGAGAAAAAGTCCGTGCGTGCTCTGCCTCGATGAGATTGACGCTATCGGGACACAGCGCGGCGGCAAGGATGATGTTGCGGAAATGAACCGTGTGACGATTGCCCTGATGCAGGAGCTTGACCGACTCGGCAACGACATCATCCTTATCGGGACCACGAACCGTCCAGATACGCTGGACGATGCTCTGCTCCGGCGCTTCACCTTTGGGCATACGGTAAGACCTCTGTGCCGGGACGATGCGCGTACCCTCGCAAGGATGTTCTTTGCATCAGTAGGGTATTCGGCATCCGATGCGGAAATTGAATCGCTGCTCAATGACACTTCACAGTATTATACCGCAAGCAAAATCACGAATCTTTGCATCGACCATATCATCGACTGGGTTGCAAGTCAGGAGGTTACATCATGCATCGGAAAAGCTTGACCGGAGAAGCCAAGCTGAACCGCGATAAGGCAATGCTGAACGATTATATCGCCGGTATGCACATCGCGGAATTGGCTGAGAAATACGGTATCGGCTGCACGAATGTTAAGAAATCCCTTGAAGTGTTAGAGGGTTTTGATGCTGTGCGCCGCAATGACCGCAAAAGCCCGAATCGGAAACCCAACAATCAGAAACGATTGTCGAAAGCCGACATGGAGCAGCGGAATATTGAGATTGCGCAAGACTACAAAAACGGGGCCTGGACCTTTGAAATCGCTGAGAAATACAATCTCTCTGGACAACAGGTCTATCATATCCTGCGCAGAAGCCCTGATTATACCCCGCACAAAGAGAATATCGGGTCAGCTGCGCAGTTCAAGAAACGCCAGCGCAATGCCGAAATCGTTGCGGATGTCATGGCAAATCCGTACATGACTGTCGGAGAAATCATGGATAAGTATGGGTTATCGGAATCCACCACCTATCAGGTATTTCGAGAAGCAGGGCATCCGATTTCTGGTGGTCTTGTCCGTTTCGGTCCTGAACCGCCCATGAACATCCCGGAATTCAAGCACAGCCCGAAAGTATTGGGGCTGCAGCGTGAAGCCTTGGAAGACACCAAGACCACGGAGGAAATCGAAGCGCGGAACAACGATATTCTGAAAGACTACAAAGCGGGTGTCAAAGTAGAGAATATCGCAGTACGGTATAATGTCACGCCGCGATTCATTGCGGGGCTTATCCAGAAATACCGGGCACATCATCCCCTCTACCGCAAGAACCTGCCGGAAGAAGTATGCGAGGGGATTGCGGTAGAATACCAGAACGGGAAAAGCGTCTCCGACATTGCTAGAGACCATAAGATTGCCGTGGGTCAGACCTATAAGATTTTGCACGACTACGGAAAGCTTTCTGAATCGCTGGCAGAAGCCGAAACCCGTAAAGCCACGCAAAGCCGTTCTCCTATCACGGATAATGTAAAAGCCAGAAACCGGGAATTTGCGGAATTTGCACGGATGAATACCGGCAAAAATCTGCGTGACCTTGCGGATATATACGGTATCTCCTACAGCACAGCTGTAAATATCGCAAAGTCCGAAAACATCCATAAACGGGCAGGGGTGGTTGTACCGTGAGAGATTTCGAGTGGCGGTATCGCAGGCATCGTGGCACGGTAGCAGAGGAATGTCCCCGCGTTGCTGCTATGTGGCATCCAACAGCCAATTCTGTATCACCAGAGGAAGTCACCTGCGGCAGCAATCGTAAAATCGCTCTTATCTGCCCGAAATGCGGATATGGAAAGAACGGTGAATGGCGTCCCTCTATCGCCGGTGCCTGTCGAACAGGCGGCGGATGCCCGGCGTGTTCCGGAAAAGTCCTTGTCGAAGGCGTCAATGATGTAGCTACCGTTCATCCCGAAATTGCTGCACAGTGGCATCCGACACTTAATAAGTTCCCGCCCACGCGAGTGACTTCCGGAAGCGCAAGGCATGTATACCTTGTCTGCAAGGATTGCGGGTACGGCGCAAACGGAGAATGGCATCCGATGATTGCTTTTGCCTGCGGGTCCGGGGAAGTACATACCGGATGTCCCGAATGCGCCAGAAACTCACTGAGAAAGGTCATGAGAGCCCACTACGCCAAGACAGCAAGGAAACCTTTAGTATCAGTTGCATGCCCTCAAATCGCCGCTTTGTGGCATCCTGAAAACGAATTCGGCCCCGACATGTATACGACCGGCAGCTGCAAAAATATCCCGCTCGTATGCACCGCATGCGGGTACGGCAAAGACAAAGACTGGACGCCTTCGATTGCTGACATTTGCCGGAAAGGCGCAAAGTGCCCGTTTTGCGGTAACATCGTGAGGTAATACCCTTGTACAGACAGAAAAACAAGACTCCCTATAACATGGCGGGTCAGATGAAGGTAGGTCTGATTGGTGAATCTGTCACCATGCACTATCTTGACTACTATTGTGAAAAGCACAAGGACAGGATTGCAGGATTTTCGGATGTACGAGATGACAAGAAATATCAGGAAGACGACATCGACTTCGTTGTATACCGGAAGGACGGCTCTTCGTTCACGGTTGAAGCCAAGGCTGACACCTACAAAACCGGAAATGTCTTCCTCGAAACAGCGGTGAATAGTTTCGCAATCGGCGAAGATGACAAGCTGCTGCGGTTTGGAAAATACCAGAAAGCAATAGCCAAGCACTCAAAGGGATGGCTGTACAAGGAAGCTGACTATATCTTTTATTATTTCACAGAGACCAGGCAAATATATGTCTTTGAGCGCATGGCGGCAATGCACTATCTCAATTTCGCTCTGTGCTCGGATACGGTGTTCGTCCACGATGAACGAAGACCTTTCGGAAGGGCTGCGGAAAATAAAGAGCAACGAAGTAACTACATGCAATACTACGGTACAGGCTTTTGCGTGAACGCGGAACAGATGCGCCGTTCTGATGTCATTGACCACAGGATGCACCGCGTCGGCAACAGGAGTCTAAGATTCCCGGAACGCATCGAGCCTGGGAAAGTGTTTGAACATTTTGTAAATCATACTTGTATTTGATACACTTTCGCGCCAAAATATGGTATAATGCAAGTACAGAAACAGAAAAGCAGCAGGTTGAAGCACGCCCTATATATTGCGGTTGTTTTCTGAGTTTTCCGTTCTTAATACTATATATAGTGTTTATAGCGTTGACGAAACACCACATTTATGGTATAATGCAACTACTTTCGGGAGATAGCCACTTCTCCCGAATATGCTTCTGTAGCTCAGATGGCAGAGCAGCTGTTTTGTAAGCAGCAGGTTGCAGGTTCGAGTCCTGTCGGAAGCTGATGCCGGGAAGATGACCTCCACGCGGTCGGCATCGGGCAACAGGCTTAACCTCCCTTAGCTTGGCAAACATCTTCGCAGATAACATAAAACTCTTAGAAGATACCAGATATGCTCCGAAACAACATCATAGTTTTACACACACTTACATACACATCTGCTTGCAGCTGGTTGTAGAGCGGCGGCAAGCATCGTATCTGGTATCCCATAAGAGTTGCCGCTCATAAAGACAGCCTCCTCGCGGCGAGCGGCGGTAACACGGGTATTGAGCCCCCCGTGGCAAATGTCTTTTCTCTTGGGTCGTTAGCTCAGTCGGCAGAGCATCGGACTGTTAATCCGAGCGTCGCTGGTTCGAACCCAGTACGACCCGCCACGCGGAGTATAGCAAAGGTAGCTTACCAGCCCCATACGCTGGCGGTTGCAGGTTCAAGTCCTGTCTCCGCACCCATCGTCCATGCCATGACGTTAAACCGGCTATTCATGTCAATCGGTCGGACGTAAAATGACCGAAATATTCTGGTATCGAATACGGAGGTTGCAATGCACCATGGTTAATTCGCCCGCAGCGCACGGGAAAAGGTGGTTCAACTCCACCTGCCAGAGCCATGACCTGTTGGAAGCGATTCTAGCAAGTCAAATAAAACAGGGAGGGCACTCCGATGCAGTAATTACCGCGTCCGAATGTCAAAATCAAGGAAAGGGTCACACCGATGTACTGATTTGCCTGATGGCGGGCAGCTCCCGCCTTAAAACACCATAATAGGTAGCGCCTATCTGAGTGCGTCCATACCTCGGCGCACTCAGCCACCCGATGGGACAGCCTCCACGCGGCGGGTGGTGGACAGCGACTATGATTGCGCTGACGAATGTCCTTTCAGGAACCGCATTGCATTCCCTGTGCAAACGGTATCCTAAACGGTCAGGAAGCCGTGTGGGCGAGTGCTTCCTCTTGTGCTTCGGCGCAGAAACAACAAATCTCGTCCCGCTAAGCATGCATCGTACGAGCATCCCCGTTAAGCCGGGGCGCAGCCAGACGCGACATAGCCGAAAAAGGCGAGACTGCTGCGCGGCATCTGGTAAGTTTGCCGCAGTCTTACACAGCCCATAGCATTCCGTTGACCCGAATTGACAGGGAAGTAACGGCAGGGCTTGAATTGAAGTTGACCAGTGTCCAAAATGCTTTTCCGGATTCTTTCGTATCGTCCACGCAGAGATTCGCGGAATCGCTAAGAGACATAAAGATGATGTTTCGGGGATGACGACCTACTAAACGGACATCATGGCGGGGCTAAGAGAGGGTTCACCCGCTTTTTCTCATGCAGGCATCGTATAGGGGTTAATACACTAGCCTTCCAAGCTGGTCACGCGGGTTCGAATCCCGCTGCCCGCTCCATCGTCGCCGTCACCGTACGCCACGACATTAAATTTGGCGAGCATGGTCCACTTGTGGTCCGCTGTCGAATGCCAACGGACAGCCAAAAAATCAATCGGCAAACAGGTGCTGCACCTGAAGGTATCCGAAAGTCTCGGCATCAGTCGCGAATGGTGCTGAAAAACATCGGAGAGGATACAGCGCAGAATCCTCCGGGGTTGCTACCGGATGGTGCTGGACTCGAGGTTGGCTTCCTCGCTGAGGGGTGATAACCAGCATAAAACACCCTACCGTGCTTGGTTAGCTCAGTTGGTAGAGCAGTGCATTCGTAACGCGCAGGTCGGCAGTTCGAGTCTGCCATCAAGCTCCACGGTCCGATTGGGTGACGCGCTCTTTGAGAATCCGCCCAAGAAGCTGTCAGCGGGGGCATGCACTTGCTGACGGTTGGCTAAGTCCTTCCGAAAGTCGTCGGAGCCGGAACCGAACACGAATGGGCAACGTAAAGCCCCGCACGGCAGAGCGTTATCTGCTATAGCGCATGACAACTCTAAGTAGGAAGGAGATGATTCCGATGGAGCAGGCAATTATCAACGTCGAAGGCACATCAACGATTGAAACCGCAGCGGCGGTTAAGAAACTGATTGAGACCTTCGGAAGTCAGAACATCCGTGCTCTCTCGGTCAAGCGCTTGAACGAGAATAGTAACGAAGTCGTTGTTGAACTCGATTTTGTACCGGGTCTGGCACCGCATCTGCACGGCTTCGCTTTGCAGGTCAATGGCTTAACTGCGGGTTACGACGGCACCGGTCCATCGAACCTGTACGAAGTTCTGCAGGCAGCTGGCGTCGATGAGCGCCTTTTGACACGTGAGGATATCACGCAGAAGAGCGACAAGACCATTCCGCTGCATCTGGAGCGCGAGGTCAAACAGTACGGCGAACTTCACTACGCGTAATTACTGTCGGGTCCTTCCCGCCATCATGGGGGCATAGCTCAGCTGGGAGAGCACCTGCTTTGCAAGCAGGGGGTCGAGGGTTCGAATCCCTTTGCTTCCACCACCAGACACATCTCCATCTTGGAAATCGTCTCTGGGCGTGCATTGTACTGTTACACAAGCGCAGTACGGTCATTTATTTGGTGCGGTACTCCTTAACTACACCACGAAGACGATAATCCTGCCCGCACCGCCCCCATCTGAGGGTCATTTACACAGGGTTACGTCAAGCCGAAAACATCATGCCGAGTGGCGAAAACGGCTGCGGCATGGGCGAGACAAATTCGTCTCGTCAGCCATCTTTTGAGAGCGACCTCCACGCGGTAGATGGCGGGCAACGCAGATTTCTGCGGCTAACACTCTCTGATTCTTGGATAGGTGTCCGAGTGGTTTATGGAACTGGTCTTGAAAACCAGAGATGCATCCGCGTCCGTGGGTTCGAATCCTACCCTATCCGCCATCAGCAGTCGGATACACTCTGTACCCGGCTGCTTTTTACATATTTGCGCTTCTTTTCATCGTACCAGAATCGTTTTTTCTCCGATAGGAGCCTCTCGGATTCTGTTGCGATTTGTGAACATTACGTTAATCATGGTTGTACTCATTATACTTTCAAGGAAAAATGTGGTATAATGCATATAGAGCGACAGGGAAAACGAAATATCAGAAGTCCTCCGCTCTTCACATCGTTTCGTTGATGTGGGGACTCACCCCACACAGTAAAAAGGAGAAGTAAAATCATGCGCAAAAAGTCTATGATGAAGAATGTGCTTGCAGTTGCCATGGCTGCTACAGTCGCAATCTCTGTTACCGGATGTAAGGGCAAGAAGAATCAGGATGCTGCCTCTTCTGCTCCTTCCACCAGCCTGAGCGATTCCGCAAGCACCGCACAGTCCGAAACCCCTGACACTGCCGAGAAGGAAGATACCAGCGCGGCGGCGTCCGAGAGCAAGGCTGAGAGTGAAGCCGAGAGCAAGCCCGATTCCGATGCTGCCAACACCGAGAACAAGACCGCTGAGTCTGAGGCTGCTTCCGACAAGGCTGAGAAGCCCGCTGCCAGCCAGAACACGAACCCCGACAATGTTTCTACTAAGGATGGTCCCGCCAAGGCTCCCGTCTACAACAACCATAAAACCACCACCGGCACCAAGACTCCTGCCCAGAAGCCTGCTGCTGTGACTCCAGCTGCCGCTCCTGCGGAGAAGAAGTCTCAGCCCGTCTACACCTTCACCGTACGCCATCATGACGCCACCTGCACCACGCAGGGCTATGATGAGCATATCTGCAACGAGTGGGGCGGTATGAACTACAACGACAACTATGTTGCCGCCAAGGGTCATAGCTGGGATAACGGCACCGTGACGAAAGCTGCCACCTACACCGAGACCGGCATCAAGACCTTCAAGTGCAAGGATTGCGGTGAGACCCGTACTGAGGAGATTCCTTCTCTGGACAAGACCTACCACATCCTGCAGGTCGTTGCTCCTACCTGCACTTCCGAGGGCTATACCATCTATGAGTGCAATGAGGTTCCGGGTCTTACTTACAAGGGCAATTTCACCGACAAGACCCCGCACACCTATGATGAGGGTGTCGTGACCAAGGAAGCGACCATCTACGAGAAGGGCGTCAAGACCTTTACCTGCTCTGCTTGCGGTGATACCTATACTGAGGATATCCCGATGGTGGAGAAGACTTGGCACAAGGGTGATACGGTTGCTCCCACCTGCACTGAGCAGGGCTACACCGTCTACATCTGCGACCAGGACGCCACGCTGACCGAGAACCGCGATTTCGTGGACGCTCTGGACCATGATTGGGGCGAGGGTGTCGTCACCAAGGCTGCTACCTGCACTGAGGATGGCGAGAAGACCTTTACCTGCTCTCGTGACGGCGCGACCAAGACTGAGGTCATCCCGGCTATGGGTCACAAGTGGGATGATGGTACTGTCACCACGCCTGCTACCTGTGAGGCTTCCGGTGTGAAGACCTACAAGTGCCTGAACGATGGCTGCACCGAGACTAAGACCGAGGAGATTGCTGCGCTGGGTCATAACTACGATGACGGCGTTGTCACCAAGGCTGCTACCTGCACCGAGGATGGCGTCAAGACCTTCACCTGCCAGAACGACAAGAGCCATACCTACACCGAGGTCATCCCCGCAACCGGTCACGATTATGATGACGGCGTTGTGACCACCAAGCCCACCTACACCGAGAACGGTGTCAAGACCTTCACCTGCCACAACTGTGGTGATACCTACACTGAGAGCATTCCGGCTCTGGGTTACACCTACAACGAGACCGTGGTCGCTCCTACCTGCACTGAGGACGGCTATACCATGCACGAGTGCGTGGAAGACGCCACCAAGTCCTTCAAGGACAACATCGTCCCTGCGCTGGGTCATGAGTACAAGGAAGTCACTACTCCCGCCACCTGCAAGGACGCTGGCAGCGTAGATAAGGTCTGTGAGCGCTGCAACGATAAGCAGCATGTCCGCGATATCCCCGTCAACGAGGAGCATCAGTGGGACGAGGGCGTTATCACCAAGGAGCCTACTGCCACCGAGCCGGGCATCAAGACCTATACCTGCACCGTCTGCAACAAGACCAAGACCGAGAGCATTGCCAAGGTCCATGTCCACGATTACACGCGCCTTGGCGAAATCGTCGAAGGACCCTATTGCGAGACTGAAGGCAAGCGTTGGATGTACTGCAGCTACGAGGGGTGCAACGAAAGAGTGTTGAAGCCTGTGCCCGCTATCGGCTACCATGATTGGGACACCGAGCACACCGAATGCCTGAAAAAGGCTACCTGCACCGAGCCGGGCACTATGCTGATGCACTGCAAGCGCGATGCTTCCCATACCATGACCTACTCCTATGGTGGTACTGGTCATATCTGGGATGAGGGTGTCATCACTACCCAGCCCACTCATGACGAGTACGGCGTCAAGACCCTGCATTGCAAGAACTGCGACGCGACCATGACTGAAAAGGTCCTGCCCACCAAGTACACCTTCACTGTTACCGTTGTCCCGCCGACTTGCACCGAGGACGGCTACACGATGCACAAGTGCAATGAGGATGACAGCTTCTCTTACAAGGACAACATTGTACACTCCACCGGTCACCATGCCGATATGCGTGTCATTGAGCCTACCTGCAAGGAAGAGGGTCGCACCGAAATCTACTGCACCGTCTGCGGTGAAGTGAGCACCGTTCTCTCTACCACGCCCAAGAAAGACCATACTTGGGATAGCGGTGTCGTTACCACCGAGCCTACCACTGAGCATGAGGGTGTCAAGACCTACACTTGCACTGGCTGCGGCGAGACCAAGACTGAGTCTATCGCTCGTCTGCCCGCAAGTGCCAAGGTGGCTGCAAACCCTATCGTAGCCGGGGCTGAGCCTGTTGTCGAGGTTCCGGCGCAGGAAATGAGCGCCGAGAGCATCAACGCCGAGACCTATGTCGCAGAGACTCCGGTTGAGTCTGCTGTACCTGCTGAAACTCCTGCCGAGCCTGTTGCTCCTGTTGAGCCCACTGTACCTGCTGAGACTCCTGCCGAGCCTGCCGCTCCTGTTGAGTCTGCTGAGACCGAGAAGTCTGCCGAGACTTCCGAGGACAGCACCGACACCAAGCAGGAAGATGCCGACATGCCTAAGGAGACCGAGGCTGAGGTCGTAATCGTTGAGGGCGCTGCGGAGTAAATCTTCCGTTTCCAACACTACAACAAAGGTCCGCAAAGACCTGAATCTATCGAGGCTTGCCGGGAAACTGGCAAGCCTTTTTTATTGCCCGGCAGACCCGCATGGTGCTGCTTACAAACCAAAGAAAGGTGATACGAATGATTGATTATATTGAGAAAGCAAAGGCATTCGCCATGATGGCGCACAAGGGCCAGACCGACAAGGCAGGGGAAGACTACTTTACGGCGCATGTGGCCGTTGTCGCAGACGGCGTTGAGCCTGACCCGCTGGTGAAAGCTGCCGCCTACCTGCACGACACGGTGGAGGATACCGGCACCACGATAGATACCATCAGAGCGGAATTCCCTCCGGAAGTGGCTGAGGCGGTCTCTGTACTGACTCGGGAAAAAGATACGACCTACGCAGAGTATATCTGGCGTGTTAAGCAAAACGACATTGCCGTCAAGGTAAAACGCGCAGACCTCGTCAGCAATATGGACCTTAACCGAATCCCGTATTCTCTCACAAGCAAAGACCTTGCGCGAGAAGCCAAGTATCTCCGTGCCTACAAGATGCTTGATGGCAGAAAGACAGTCTCTGCCGTAAACCCCTATGCTCTGTATGACTATCTCATCACCTGCGGATGGGAGAATGACCCTACTGAGAATTCAGCATCCGAATCTCCCGTTCTGAAAGCGCCTTCCGGCTCCTACAAGGTGCTGGTTCCCCTTGATATGCTGCGTACAGATTACGAGCAGCGCCTCAGAGATGCTCTGGAAACGCTTTGCGTCTTCGAGGCGGCACTGATGTGCGATATCCTCGGAACGCTCTTATACTGGACGCCAGCGCCCGCAGAGAGCAAGTCCTGAGCCGAGGAAAGCGCTATTTCTGAAACTTGCAAAGACTCGCGTTTGTGTTGCTGTTGCTTTTGCCTGTTTTCTGACGGGGCAGATTCGAGGCAGATTCAGCACTGATTCGCGCCAGACGAATACGACAAGCAAGCGCACAAAATGCGACTCGCTCAGATGTTAATTGTTTGTGAATCATACTTGTACTCGCTACAAATCCGCGTCCAAATATGGTATAATACAAGTATAAAAACAGCGATAAAATGTGATATTCGCTGTAAAATCAAGCCATGCAACTGTCGTCTGCTTTTGCGGATGACATACTATGCTCCAGTGGCGAAATTGGCATACGCGGCAGATTCAAACTCTGTTTTCTCCGGGTTCAACTCCCGGCTGGAGTACCATTTTTGAAATTAACTCAGGGGGTGATTTCGTGAATAATATAAGCGCTGTGGCCATCGGAATGCTCATCGCCGCGCATCGTGAAGGTGACGAGGAAAAATTCAGGGCTTATGTCGAGCTCATTGCCGAAACCTATGAGCAACAGGGAAATGACCATGCCGCTAACATCATCCGCAGCTACTATACGGGTGATTATGGCGAGCAGGGGAAGGCCGTTCTGGATGAAACAACAGAACAGACTACATACTACGAGACAGGCTGGTATGAGCCTGATGTTTTGGGGTCCGGTGGCTCCTATTACGGAGTTACAAAGGCAACTTCCGAGGAAGAAGCATTGCAGCGGCTGCTGAAACACTCTGCAGACTATGCACAGCGAATCACCTTATACAAAAAAGACGGCAAAATCGTAAAGCGGGAAATTTCTGAGTATGACCAATGGGAAAAGAAGTGGAGGACAGCCGAATGAAGTGGAATGTATTTTCTCTCAAAGCCGTTAAAGAGGCATTAAAACCCAAGTTTGTGTTGGAGAAGGTCCGTTATGTGACGGATGACGAGGAGTACGGTGAAGGCAAGTCTACGCGCCTTGTCTTCCGTAATGTGGAAGAGATGCCGGAAATCGACTATATTAAGCGGACCGTCTGCACATTCATTCAGGACACCTACATTCACTTCAAGGACAAGAGCCTTAAGCCGATGCAACTTTGGCAGGACAACCTCAATGAAAGTGAGGACCATATCCGCTATTCAACGAACAACCTTGTGTCGCCGCCGCTGGCACTCATCGGTGAAACATACATCTCCGATGAGAGCTACTTCCACAAGTGGCTGGTAGCCCAAGGAGGAAATGAACTTCTTGAGAGAGCGTCCATCACCATCGACGTGGATGTCATCTATGCCTATGACAATGTCGATAAGGTTGAGAAAAGTTCCGAAGACGGCGAAGTACATGGCGTTCTCATCAACAGTACAATGTATCTGCGTGAATCGGAAATCAAACAGGTTGCTCGGCTTATCAAGGACGAGAAGCTCCGTAACCGCGTATTGACGCTGATGCGCTCTCATCGCCGCATTGTGTCGGCTCCCGAAAAAGAGAATCGCAATATTCGGGAAATCGCATCCGCACAGATGCTGGGTCAGGGGTGAAATTGTGAAACACAAAATCTCAGAAATCGGCGCTCAGATGCTCGAGTACCAAGAACAGCTTGCCCGTGAATACAAATACAAACCCATCCCGCGTACCTTCTTCTGCGATGTGAGAGCCAAGTTTCAAAAGACATTGCCGGAATGGTGCAATGTGTCCGGTGACACGATTTCGCTCGAAACCGCTGATGGCACAGTCATTACCAACGGGTACAACCGTATCGTGATTGGTGACTATGGTGCATTTGTTGAGTTTTCCCGCGTCCAAGCCTGTATGCGCCGCCTCAAAATCAAAGAAGGGCAAATGTATCGCGCAAAAGACCCTCGCTATGCTGAGCATGTCAAATATCTCTGGCTTACGGCAGATGATGGTTCGAATGTGAAGGTGTACGACCAGAAGCGTCCGGTAGAATATGCTAACTACATGCCGGGGATGCTGTATGTTAGTGTGTATGAGGTTTTCCCGACCAAAACCACCAAATAAGAGAGGCTCTTATGAAAAGCATGCAGCCGAAAATTGGAGACACTCTCTGGGGCGTCTGGGAACATCGGTACTACAACGAAAAGCGGCTCGTTGAACTGGAATATGTTGTATACCCTGTCAAGATTACCAGATTCTTTAAGGGAAAACATGTCAATGCGCATTGCGTCGGTGTGGATGTGGATGGTCACACTGCTGTTCATTGGGTTGCAGTAAAAAACATCGGCAAATCTGTGTTTTCCAACGCAGTTGACGCTGCCAAGTTTGCCGCAGAAATGTCGGATTATTATGATAAGCACTACTCCTTTGGCGGCAAGCAAATCAAAAGAACACAGTGGGAACATTTTCTTGAGAAGGACTAGGCATGGGCAAGCACAAGAATAAAAAGCGCACACCGATAGGTTCACTTCCTCGAATCCTCGCGTCTTTGGCGCAGATAAACCCAAAAAATCTCAACCATAAGTTGGTTCCGGCATGAAGAAGTAAAACAGGAGCGGATATGAGTTTACACGGAGAGCCCTTGTTTGAGGGACTGAATTTCAAAGAATTGTTTGAAAAAGAACTTATTGTCGATAAAGTGTTTTGGAGTTATGACGGCATTTCGCTGCTCTGCGTATGCAAGGACGAGGACGAAAAATTGTATTTCTGCAACTGCACAGAAGTGTGAAGCGAAGAACGCTGGGTCCTGTATCCGGCGTCGAAGCAGCAAATCGAACAAATCGTCAGCAAAAGCAAGACCCCGGCCGAAGTATTCCGGGATAGCCGTGTAGTGTATATGTATACCATCGGCTTGGATACAGACCAAGGAACATTGAGGGAACTGACTGCCGATGAATTGCCGGATGCGGACAGGCTTCCGGACGGAGAGTATGTGTGATGAGCAAGCACGAACTCGGCGCAGACCGCGTTTTCCACGAAGGTGCTGGTTTCTGCGAATAAACATCAACCACAAGTTGATTGACCAGAACCACAAAAGTGGTATAATGTAAACAGAACGAAACGAAAGGAGACAACCGAAGATGCTGTGCAAGACTGTTAATGCTATGTCGTTTGCTGAGTATAGTTATGAATCTGAATTCGAGTCCTACGAATCCAGCTTTGTTTCCTATACCCATCGACAGGCAAAAACAGACCTCGAACGGCTGCGGTGCGTCTTCTGACGGCATTTGCATTCCGAACGCTGCTTGTCGATTCATTTCGGCAGGCAGCGTTTTTTTGTTGCCTGCAATACAGAAAGGCAGCAAAAGAAAATGAACGTTCCAACAATCGATATCCAGCAAACAGGTGCCAATATCAAGGCACTGCGAAAAGCGGCAGGCATCAAGGTAAAGGATGTGGCGGATACGCTCGGTGTCTCCACACAGGCGGTAGCCAAATGGCAGGCAGGCACTGCACTTCCTACCATCGACAATCTTGTGATTCTCGCCGCGATGCTCGATACGAAAATCGATGACATCCTCGTCATCGCATAACCCACTCGCCGCAGGATTGCGGCTATATATGGCCCGTTCGACGAATTGGTTAAGTCATCTCCCTTTCACGGAGAAGGTTGGGGATTCGAATTCCCCACGGGTCCCCATCTGCTTCTGTAGCTCAGTTGGTAGAGCAGTAGGTTGAAGCCCTATGTGTCGCTGGTTCGATTCCAGCCGGGAGCACCATATGTGTCGGTAAGCAAGAGGTTAAAGCAAGCGGTCTGTAAAACCGTTCCGTTACGGTTCGTAGGTTCGAATCCTACCCGGCGCACCATATGTGTCGGTATGCAAGTGGTCAAAGCAAACGGTCTGTAAAACCGCTCCGTTTCGGTTCGTAGGTCCGAATCCTACCCGGCACACCATAAGGCCCCTTCGACAAGTTGGTCCAAGTCGCCAGCCTCTCAAGCTGGAGTCGGCAGTTCGAGTCTGCCAGGGGTCACCAACGCACCCTGCATAGGGTGTTTACATGCAGAGGTCGCCTAACGGTATGGCAACTGGTTGCTACCCAGTCACGAGGCAAAACAACACTTACTATCAATTTAACCATAATTGTAGCAGGTGCTAAATCACTCCTCGCTTGCGAGTTCAAATCTCGCTCTCTGCGCCATATGCTCATGTGGCCGAGTGGCCGATGGCAGCGGTCCAGAAAACCGCCGGTGAGAAATCGCCCGAAGGTTCGAATCCTTCCATGAGCGCCACTGCCTCTAAAATCTTCGATTTCAGTCGAGGAATATAGGGGCACTTTTTTGTTTGTATCTTATTTGTTACGAATCAGCGTTCATGGTTGTACTGAATACACATTTGTGGTATAATGCTAATAAAGTAACGGAGGTGCGCCATGATTTTCGAAATGACCGAAAAGCAGTATCAGCTGTTTTTGCATATCATGCAGGTGATGCAGACATTCTACGGCAATGATTTTTCTTCCATCTGCAAAGAAGTGGGTGACGCCTACGGTGTGCATGACGCGGATATTGAAAAGGCATATACGATGTTCACGGATTTCAAGGTCACCGCTCCCGTACCTTTCATGCAAAACGCAGCAAAGGAGATTTATCACACTGCGCTCGCGGCAGTGGATATCGGGGCAGGGAACAAGGAGACCCCGTATACTAAGCGCATCGACATGAACGAAAGTGCTTGGGTAAAAGCTGCTGCCATCCTCGATGCGTATTCCAGAATCCTAATGGGACAGTTCAGCATCATCTATGAGGTTCTCGATATAGCTGATACCGACAACAAACCGCAGTTGCAGGCGTATCATAACGCTCGTTGGGGCGGCATCGGCATAGCGGAAGCCCGTGACCTTCTGATTCCACAGCTGAGAAAACTCAGGGTTGGCTGGAATGGTAATTTCGGCATCTCAAACGCAGGGCTTGCCTACAACAGCAAACTTGCCTATGAGATGCTCAAAGCAATCCTGTATGCGTGCAGGCAAGGGGACGGCACCGTTCTGAAAGTAACGGACGAGCCGCTGATGTTTGCACCCGGCAAATCAAATATTCATGCGTTGTAAAGCATTTTTTAAAGAAGGAGATTTGATGAAAGCAAACTACAAAGTCGTAAACAACCGTCAGGCGCAGTTGAAAAAGGTCATTCAGAATTTTGAGCCTACGGGTGTGTGCGCGTTCCTCATGTTTCGCTACTATGTTATGCAACTGATGGCCGAATCGGAAGCTGCAGGTGGGCTGAATGTACCGCTTAGCGATTCCGCTGAACTGCGAGTGAGTGACAATGTCGATGGGTTCTTCTCCAGTGCGAAGGATGAGGCTGTTTCGAATTATCTTGACCCTGACGACGAATCTAAGGATGTCACCATCCATTTCGATGGCACTCCGGAAGAATTCTCCAAGGAACTTGAATCGTACATTCTCGTGGCTATGGTTAGCAACTTTGAGCACGCATTCCTCGATTTTTCGGATGTCACCGGTATCAGCCGTGGGCACTTCGAGTTGGCTGTCGCAAAATTTATGTCCGAATACGAACAGACAGAAGGAAAGGTCAACAGCTTTTGTGACTACGAATATGAGGAGTGATGAGTTGTGACGGTTCTCAAAAATGCACTCGCGGTAAATGACGGCAAAGCGGTCGTCATTTCGATAAAACGCGAATGGCTTGCTAAAATCATGTCGGGTGAAAAGACGCTCGAAGTCCGCAAATCTCGGCCTTGGGAAATCTCGTTTCCATTCGCTGTATTCTGCTATGAGACGAAGGCGAACGGCGGTGCAGGGAAAATCATCGGGGTCTTTACCTGCGAGGACATCGACCAGCTGAACTGCCTGACAGGATTGTCTCCTTACTATGCAGACGGCGAAAAGCTGTCCGGTATGGCGGATAAGTTTATTCGGGAAAGCTGTATCGATATAGCTGCGCTGTTCGAGTATGGCAACAAAACCGGCATGCTGTATGGCTGGAACATCTCAAACGTCCGTAAACTCTCTTTGCCCATGCATCAGCTGCACCTGAAACGCGCCCCGCAATCGTGGCAGTACATCAACCTGAACGCAGACGATATCGAAAGCGTAGCTGCCGCCAGCGAGTGAGCAGGAAGCGTAGCTGCGAAGAAATTGGCGAAGGCGAAAGCGTAGCTGCATCTTAAAATCCCCCTTGCACAGTTGTGCGAATCGAATAGAATAGTAAGTGCATGATAGATACCATCTTCTGATTCCCCATACCGGTAGATTCACAATCTGTTATGTGCTTAGAGCAGACTCTCGAAATGAGGGTCTGCTTTTTTGTTTCCATTTTCAGAAAAGGAGGTAAACCTTGAATACCAGAACATTTACGAAATTTGCAAAAGCAGCCGAAAACTGCCGCTACAAGAACGATTTTCAGTTTGATTTGGTGCAGTGCGAGAAAGCGTATCAAATGGGCGGCGAGATGCGGATTGAAGCCGAATGCTGGCTGAATCTCTTTGAGAGCCTTGGAGAAGACGACATCAAATCCTATGTCAAGTCGGTCTATAGGCCAGGAGACCTTGACCCGTTTCGCAAGAAACTGCCGAAGGAGTAAGTCCCATAATGCAGATACTATTTCATCTCATGGCGAATACCGGATGCTTGCCGGACAAGGTCGTTCCGCAAATCCCTACGAATCGGATGAAGGGGGAGGACCAGGAAACACCGAGAATCTGTACCGGACACACACTCGATGACTGCCTGACCGGCATCGGTATCCCGCATTTCATATCGAGTTTCCTGCTATCGGAAATTCGGCAGGGGAGAAGCGCGAAACACGCCGCCGAGACAATGCTCCTGCCGTTTGTCGGAAGGGTCTACTGTGTCGAGGATAACAACCCAGCACTGATACTGGACGATAAGACAAAGTATTTCGTGGCGGATTCCGTTGTTACGCACGAATGCTGGCTGACGGAGTACATCGACCCCATCAAAACGGAAAAGCTATGGCTCGTGGACGGAGAAGTTCAGTTCATACCGTTTTCGCATAACGGCAAACAGTACGAATACCCTGTCGTTCTCGATTCTCAGTGGTCTTCGATTCCGATGCAGCCCGCTCCTGAATTCCGAAAATGCCTTCTTGACATCACCAAGAAATGGCTTGAGGAAGAATAAGATGCGAGAAATGTGCCGTGAATAACAACACTGAAATGCAAAAATCGCACACAAAACCATGGCGGAGTCTTTTTCGGAAGACTTCGCCTTTTTTTGTTTTTCTCTTGCGTATCCTTGCGAACGGCATAGAATTGGTATTGTACGATAGATAACATTCTACACAGCCGAATCTTTCGTGCGTACATCATTCACAATTCTGTTTTCAAATTAGGCAGACTTACCATTCGTGGTAGGTCTGCCTTTTTTGTTTTCAGAAATCCGTATCCATCTTTTTGAACGCGACTGCAAGGAGGTCCGCTATGTTTAATCGCAATCCCAAGAAAAACACCCGCTTCGCCATCTATGCCGGTAACCCAGGTTTTTCCGGCATGGTTATCTGCTCCGATTTTATCGGGTATGTCAAAGCCCCGTCGCTCAGCGATGCCTATGATGCAGCGTATCGGTATCTTGCCAACAGCGGATATACCGCCATCGTAGTCCGTGAAGCATGAAGTTTTTCCGACAACCGAACATCAATCACATCCCGCCGAACAGCTATTGTCGGCGGGAACTTTTATTCAAAGGAGTAATCACAAATGAAAATGAACGACAAACAGAAATTCTATGCCGGGACCACCGCTTTCATGCTCAGCGTTATCACCATCATAGGCTGCTTAGCCTGCTTTTTCTCGACGCCTGCGTATGCTGCGCCGGTAAAGCCAGCTGATGATTCTGATATCGAGTATGTCACGCCGTTGGAGATTCATTTTCGGGAACTCAACGCTCAGCCGCCTTTCGCGCCGGTACTGCCTATACCTGAGCAGGAGGTGACCGAGACAGAGCCCGAATCTGAGCCTTCTGTCGAGACGGCAGAAACTGCACAGGAACCGACAGAAGAACCTGTGACGGACACGATGCCTCAGAACCTTTCTGACAATGAGTACGCCATCTATACAGCGTTGCGGGATGCAGGTCTTTCTAAGGCCGGCACTGCAGCTGTGATGGGGTGCATGGCAATGGAGAGCGGGCTTCGTGTTACTGCCGAGAATCCGAACGACGGAGGCTATGGGCTTCTGCAATGGACACACGGCCGTAAGACGAATCTCTTGAACTGGTGCTATGCATCGGGTTTGGATGCAAGTTCCGTGTCCGGTCAGGTCCAATTCTTTGTCCATGAGCTCAATGCCACATACAGTCAGGCAGCGGGGTACTCGTATCCGGTATACGAGACACTCACCACGAGCAACAGTGTAGAAGATTGTCTTGCGATGTTCTTCTCGCACATGGAAGCCGGGGTGAATGTCACTATCTCGTCCAGCAAGGTCTATTGCGGGAACCTGACCACCTTACAACTCTACAACAAGCGGCTGAACGCTGCTTACAAGTATTTCTAAAGAAATGAGGGAATCTACCATGACTAACACTGCGTATAAGACTCGAAAACTACTGTCTATGCTCTCCTGTGCCGAGAAGGAGAACGACGGTCTGATGCTGACGCATAACCTGCAAAACATGCAGCGCAACGGCAAGCAGACGGGCTGCTACGGACACATCATGAATATCTTGAACGGAAAATGCGTGTATGTGACCACAGAACGGTCTTGCTATCAGCCGATTGCCGACAAGAATATGGTTCGCTATGCCGCCGATATGAAGGATTACTCCTCTGTATCGCTCGGTGCCAGGGGCCGCAACCAGTTCGTGACCAATGATGAGTTGGTCGGAAAAATCGTTGATATGCTTCGATAACAAGAGCAAAAAAAGGAGTATTACCATGAACAGAATCATCTATACCATCTTCAAAACCTTAGCTGTCCTGTTTGTTCTCTTCATCTTCCTGAGCATCAGTGCTTTGGCACAGTCCTTCACGCTGCACAATATCGCGCTGCTCGTGGTCAGTGTCATTTGCCTGAACAAATGCTGCGGGATGATGCTTGCGGCAAAAGCTGAAAGAAAGTGAGGAAAAATCATGAATACCAATATTCGCTGGCTCGCCGCTTATACTGCGGACATCTTTGACGATTATCTCGCCGAGATAAAACTTCCTATCGTTTGCAGTGATGCAAGCGAGGAAGAAGACCGGCATAGCAACGAAAACAGTGCGATGCTGTATGGCATGGAATACTGGAATCTCGTGGAAGATATCGAAGCCTATCTTCGTGCCTCTGCCGAGAAACCGGTCAATCCGAATGAAATTCTTGCCATGTTCGACACGCTTCTCACGGATAAGGGCCACAGTGACTCGATTCCGAGCGGAGAGAAGCGCGATGAAATCATTGCAAGAATCGATAAACTCCTGAAACCAGCGGAGGTAACGAGATGACTCTTACACGAAAAGGCTGGAATAGCCTGAAACCCATCACAGCCCCTGACCAGATGCCCGCACCCATCCACTGGAATCCGATGAGCGATGACTGGAAGCGGTGGATTGACAGCCATCAGGTATATAACGGCGAATCGAGATTTTCCAAGGAGATGCTCGATGCCATGAAAGCATTGCATGACAAGATTCTCAGCTTCGGCGGAGATGAGGTCTGCATGACTGCATACGACGAAGACGCAGTAAAAGCACTCAGTCGGGGGCAGTTCTTCTATGGCAGCAGCTATATGCGCAAGGGTCAGCCCAGTCAATGTCACGCGAATTCCGCTTATCTTTGGGATGCAAACCGTGGTCACTGCTCTATTGCGACCGGGTACGCTCTTTCCGAGGACGGGCTTTGGCGTTGTCATTCCTGGGTCGTACAGCCCCGGAGTCGCACGATGCGCGTCTGGGAGACGACCGTTAAGCGTGTGGCGTATTTCGGGTTCGTGATGAACGATACCGAATGCCAGGAGTTTTTGGACAACAACACCTGACTACAAAGGGGTCATTTGCGTGAACGAATCTAACAATATCCAGAAGTTATCTGAATACGGCATGATTGCTCCGGACGGAACATGGTATCCTTGCGAGTTTGGAGAACATGCGGCTCTTGCGGGGCGCATCATCATGCAAAACAGAATACGCCTGAACCTCTCTGATAAGGAAGTCTTGGACATGGCCTATGATTGGAGCGGGAAAGGTCTCGATTACCTGTACCGGCGCGGCTGGATTGCGGTTCGTAATCCGTCTTTGGGAAAAACATTTCTCGATATGGACGCCACCAAAACCGCAACTCAGGCACAGATGAACACCGTTTTCGATTACATCCACAAATATGAACGCTATGACATGGATATTTCCAAGCTCACAGCGTTCTAAAAGGGGAATTGAAATGAATAATACTATGATTCCGATTTTACCGGAACTGAAATCTGCGATGAAGCAGGTCACAAAACAATATCAGTCGGACTTTGACCTCGACACAAAGGTCATTCAGAAAGCCGCAAAGGAAGCAAAAGCCGACGGCAAGCCTCAGACATTTCTGTGGTTTTGCCGGGAAAGCGGGACCTACATTGCGCGGGAATCTAACGCGTATTTGAAGGAATCGCCGATGTACATCTCCTACCAATACTATGCGGACCAGCAGAGACGGGAAGCGAAAGGCATCAAGGCGTATGTCGTCACCGTTACGGGACTTGATGGCAGAAAACCCTTGGGGTTCGCAACGCTCATCGACTACTTCAAGGAATGCGAGCGGCAGAAACGGTATGCCGTTCCTGCAAATCGGATTGCTTTGCATTTCGAGAAGGAGACGGTCGTTACGGAAAGACTCAAGACTATCCCGCGCCATCACAGCGAGTACGGAGAACTCAAATCTGTCACCTATCTGCCGGATGATGATGCCGCGCTCGACTATGCGCTTTCCATGGTGCATCAGAGCCGCGAAAAGTCCAGCCGAAAGGTAGGTGCCTGAATATGGGTAAGATTATCGAGTTGACCCATGACGATGTTCAGAACGAACTTGCCTATGCTCTTATCTGCGAGACTATGGAGGGTGCATACTGGAATTCCGGGCGCAGACGCCGTATGTTCAGCAAAGCCTTTACGCGCAGTGAACAGCAGCGCATCTCGAACATCAAGGCTAAGGCACACAAGTGGTATCTCGTTACAGGTGTACCCGAAAAGGTACGCATGAGCTACGACAACTACTTGCTTTGGCAGCGCCTTGCGAACTTCTGTGCAGCTATCTGAGTATCAGCAATACCATACAGTGGGCTTTCCTTTTGGGAAGGCCCATTTTTACTTGCATGTTTGTGCGAACCGAATAGAATGGAAGTGTACGATAGATAACATTCCACTTAGCAGCATTTGCCACCGTACAATTCACAATCTGTAAACAACAAGCAGACCCACCATTTTGGCGGGCCTGCTTTTTTACTTGGAAAGGAGAAATTGCCTACGACAAACACATTAACTGTAGATTTTAGCTATGTTGCCGAATGGGACAACGGTTCCAACCCGAGCATGGTATACGGCGAAGATATCGCTGAGAAAGTTTGAGGTGAAAAAATATGATGTATCTGAAACAGTTCCCGGATATCTGCCGGGAAATGGGGTTTGATGTCGAAGAAAAAGCAAAAACCATAACCTTGCGCATTACCGACATCAATTACTCCATCGACATCAACAAGAAACTCTTTTTGGAGGACCTTGAGTTGATACTTGATTCGTACAGTGAAGTGCGTGAAGCAATCGCCATTTTTGAGGCTAAAACGAAGTCCGGGAAATACGACAACTTGGATGCAACCGAGCTTCAGAAACTCAAGTGCGTCTTTGACAAAGCTTGGGAAACCGGGCGGCTCAAAGATGACACCGGTATGTTCCAGACAGAAGTGGATACCTGCCATCAGCACGCCGAATATCTCAAGGCTGTTCTTGAAAAGCTGCTGGAAAAGCTGAAAAAGGAAGTCGATAAAGCACGTCTCTATTCCACGTCTTCCCATGACTTTCCGATTGTCATGAAACAGATTGATGCATCCTGTTACAAAGCATATGTGCCCACGAAATCTAATAATGGGTTCATTGTTCAGGAATACATCTTTGACCTGAATGACATTGGGAAAAACGATGAGAAGAAAATTCGCGCTCAGTTCGATGAACTTTTCCAGAGGACGAACACTGCTGACAGCTACCGTCTTTTGGCAGAGCTTTCCATCGAGGTTGGATACTTTGTCCCGGTCTATGGAATTTTTTTCAAAAAGATGGGCGACGCTGTGTCGTACATCAAGACGAAAACCGACGTTGACATGACAATCGTGCAGTCTGATAAGACAAATCTCGAAATGATTCGGACATTGGATAAGTTTCACTTGGCAATGCTGCTGAATCATATCTGCGCGGACAGCAAAAATTGCCCCTCCTCCACCACAGGCTGGTGTGAATGGTTGGGCAATAACTGGAATTCTATGACTTGAACCATTTTTTAGAAAATCGAAAAACAGGAGATAAAACTATGGCACGGAAAGAAATCAAAATTTTCATGGATTCCAAGGAAGTATCTAACTTCCTGAAAGTCATTGACTGGTCCTGGCTGTTCACCTTCCTCAGTGAACGCTACAACGTCTCGCTGAGCCCCCGCAAAGAACTGAAAGAACTGCGCGATGGTGCAGCAATCATCAAAGTCGAATGGCCTGATGAATTGATTGAAAAGTGTGGGATGATGGCTGATGTATTTTCGTCGGTCAAGCTTGCTACGTTTGATTCGTGTTTCAAGCAAGTCGTGGAATACGATGAAGATAAATTCAATGAAGAACGGGAAGCATGGTTTTCCCATACGACAAAGATATTCAGCTATCTTGATTGTGATGGCACAGTCAAGGAACGCACTCTTGCGCTGAACATTTCACTTCGTTATACGCTGTATGACGGAGGCTATAATTTTGCAACACTGCTCTATGCGGTTTATTCCGACGTGAACGGCTGGACTGTTCAGATGGAAAAGGAGTGATATGAAGAATGTGCTCTGGAAAAATCCGAAATTCGAGGGCTTAACGAAGTAAGTATTTAGGAGGGAAAATATCATGGCAAACAATATCAACCGCGAGGGATTCAAAAGGTTCCTCGAGCTCGGCGCTCCTTCGTTCGAAGGCAATATCATTCTTGATTCCGGTGAGCTGTCCGAGTATTACTACCGTTTTATGCGCATACCGCTCGCCTATGGTGAGCATAAGGTAGATGTTCTGTACGGGCAGCGATTTTATGGAACCTTGGAAAATAAACCCGTAACATTCAACCAGGAGATACGCTTCCTTTGCCTCGTTGTCGATAATGCCAAAACCGTCAATGAAACATTTGACTTCAAAACGATTTTCTGCCGTTCTTCTTTTACCTCGGATTCTGTCATAGAGGAAATGGCACAGAAGCTGTTCGATATGTTCCGAGAGAATGTGACGGAAGAAGACAAGAAGAAAATTCTCAAGGGCGGTTATTACGACCAGACAGCACGACAGAACGCTTTCTGTCGCATAATAAAGGGGTATAAGAATTATCGCAGCCCTATTGACAGCATTGTAGATGAGATTGGAAAAGGGTCTTGCTTTGGACTGACATCCACAAATGCCGATGAACTGGTAGTGGATTATCTTGCTAATCCCACCGGCTGGGCTGAACGGACGATGGAGAGAATCAAGAAAGCGAGCCTTGAGTATTCCGGGCTCCAGTTCTGGATTACATTGGCCATGACGGAGGAGTTAACGGAAGAGTACGTGAAAAAGTACAGCAATCCCGATACTCCTGAAGGGAAATTCAAATCCTTGACAGACAGCATCAAGAACTATAAGAACGTCCACCTTGGCTTGGACGTCAACGGAGAAATTGACTCTGTCAAGTACCCCGTTGACGGAATTTTCAATATGGATGCCATGTATGATGGATATCTCGATACATGGAACATTGCTCCGCGTAGTGAAGAGGAACGCATTGAGGAATTTTTAGAGGAAAACGATGCTCTTCTTAAAAACCAGGATAAGATTCCGTTCAAGTACATTTCGGATATCCATTACGGAAAGAAAACGGTCTGGAAGAATCCAGATTTCGAAAACTAACAACTAATAAAGCCGCCCACAACATAATTTGGTGGGCGGCTTTTTTTAGAAATCTACGCTACAATAATAATCCTGTCAAGAATTATTCCGCAAAGAATTATTATACCGGTTACAACGACTTATTTTATAAAGGAAATGCACTACACAAACGTATAAACAACTACTTATCACGGGATAAGGAGTGAGTGGACTGTTCTCCACATCTAAAATAACACTCTTCGCCACTCGTCTTCGAATAAGCAACATTTTTTACTTGCCAAAATATGCGAACTAAGTAGAATGGGTATTGTACGATAGATACCATTCCAAATCAAAAAGGCTTTCTGCCTTTCGTACATTCACAATTTCGCTTAAAGGGCGGACTTCTCGATTCTGAGAGGTCCGCTCTTTTCGCATCCAAAACACTTAAAGGAGTTTGTATCATGAACAAAACTGTACCAACTATCGAAATGAACCCCATCGATGACATCCAGCATCTGCTCGAGGAATCCGGCTGCTATGAATCGGAAATCGAAATGATGAAAACCGCTGGCACCTACGATGTGTTTGTCCGCAAGGTCCACGATGCCATCGACTGGGGTTACCTTTGCACGCAGATGACTGAACTGGAGAACAACACGATTGCCGCCGCCATCGACAAAGTCCATGGCATGATTACCAAGACGGAGGATGATGCGTGATGTTTAAGAATCTGGTGCGTTCGGAAAGATACCTCATTACGGCTGTGCTTTACCTGCCTAAAAACATGGACACCAAGATGGTTTCATTCCTGTCTTCTGGCGCTGGCACCACAATGCTCGATGACTTGGATAAGCGCGGATACCGCGTTTTCTGTGTTTCTCTCAATTTCGAGTTGAACGCCGAATTGACCAATACTTACAGCTGCAAGCCCGCCAATTCACTGCTCGAATTGATGAAGCGTGACCTGCGCCTTATCTCCGAGCCGCACATCTACATCGCTGGGCACTGTGACCGGAACGCATCCGAGTGGCAGATGGTTAAGAACTCGACAACAGGTCTTCCTCTCGTATCGCTGGTAGACCATCCTACTGATGCACGGACAAAGGAAGCATTCCTCTATCGGCTCAATGAGAACGGAGAAGCCTGCATGGTGTTCGATTCCGCTTACTTTGGTTCCGCGAACACGCCGATTGGCAGCTACCAACTCACCGAAAAGGAAATCCGCGCCGTTCAGGCAGCGCTTCGCGGCGAGAACTATATTTACTAATCACAGAAAGGTGTATGTAACCATGAATCTTATCATCAACACGGTCGGCGGTCAGTTTCTGACTCTCACCCCGGAAATGCTTCAGGAAAAGCTCGGTCTCAAATCCGACATTCTTTCACTCGGTATTGAGGTATCTGACGACAATACCGCAATTACCGCTCAATCCTATACCAAGTGGGAGTGTGCAGGCGATACGATTTGCCCTCTCATTGATGTGAATGTGAAGAATGACGGCAAGGAAATGCAGGCAGCAATGTTCCAGCTTCCGACACCCGAAATCCCTGCTCCGTTCTGCCGTCTGTATGACGAGCAGGGCAGCGATGAGGAAGACTGGTTCGCAGCCGCAAGCTTCTCGCCCCGTTCTGACAATGATGACAGCAAGCATCCTGTGTTTGTGGACGACGGTTTCGGAAAGCCTGTCCCGGCATCCGATGTCATCCAGAACCGTGACGGAGAGTTATCTTCTCGGTGCTCGACCAGCAAGGAACTGTTTGACTTCAATGTCAAGGTCGCACAAAATCGCTGAGTTCGCTTTTTCTACAGCAAATTTATGTATGACAGGGAGTTGCCTTCGGGCAGCTCCTTTTTTTGTGCCTTTTTCGTTGCACATTCTTGCGAACCGCATAGACTGGTATTTATGGAGGTGTTTTCATCATTGAAAATTAAAAGAGAAATGCCTGTTACAGCAACGCCTACACTCAAATCCGCGTTTTCACTCGGAACAATCGTTAAGGTTCGGCAGGACGCCGACCAGAAATATATAATTATCGGCTATGCAACCGACATCGTGCCCTACGCCTATTATGCTGCGCCATGGCCGCAAGGATTCATTGACGGTGACAGCGTTTTCCTCATCGAGCCGAACGAGATTTCCGGTATCGTTGCAGCTGGGACGCAGAACACCGAATCTGTCTTGTTCCTAGAGGCGCTGGATGAGGTCATGCAAAAGGAGACAGTCTATGACAGTTAAAGAACTGAAAATGATGCTCAACGATATGCCGGACGACGCCATTCTGCTGACCCGGAATGCTTTGGACGCATCGGAATTCGAACAAGCCACGGCGCGGGAAATGACCGTTGTTAGCGTTCGCGGTCGTATTATGCTTCCGCGTTGGGCTTATGCGTGCAGCCTCACGCCGGACGGACCATCGAAGAAGGCAGTGTTGTTCGACTGAAAGGAGATGAAAAAATGCGTCCCATCAACCAAACGCCTCAAAGCGCCGATGGTGCCTACGAGCGCGAGACCATCATCAATTTCTGCGATGCAGAGAAAACCTGCTCGTACTATACGCGAAATTATTCGCGGATGAACGAGTTGCGAAAACTTGCAACAGAGCATCCCGATGAGGTGAAGCTGACCATCGACAAAGAAGATTGCGTAGAAGCGGAATTTCCGAAAAAGTGGGTAAAAATTCGTCCTCCCATGTTTATCTCTGAAGAACGCCGAGCAATCCTGGTCGAAAGCGGCAAGAAACTCGCAGCACTGTCGAAAGAAAAAGCGGCACGCAAAGCCGTGCAGGAAAAGGAATAAGGCCGATTGGCTTTATAATATAAAGTATTTTTAGGAGGAATCATTATGTCTTACGGTTCAGAGGCGGCGGCCCTCAATGCACTTCTCAGCATCTTTGCTGGATTTTGGCTCATCATCCTGGCATTCTTCGTTCTCAACATTGTGGCTGGCTGGAAAATCTTCGAAAAGGCCGGTCAACCCGGATGGGCGTCCATCGTCCCGTTTTACAACAGCTACATCCGGTACAAAATCTTCTGGGGCAACGGCTGGCTGTTCTTTGTCCCCATCGTCTGCACTGTACTTGGCGGCATCCCGCTGCTCGGCACGCTGCTGGTCATCGTTGGCGTCATCATCAACATCGTAACCCTGTACAAACAGAGTGTCGCGTTTGGGCAGGGGATTGGCTTCACCATTGGCCTGTTCTTCCTGAACCCCATCTTCAACATGATTCTGGCATTCGGTCAGTACCGGTACTTCGGTATCCCGCAGGATGGCTATTCTTACGACCAGATGAAGCAGAAGTATGATACCTACAAGGCTGCGCATCCTGCTCAGGCTCAGCCTCAGTACCAGCAGCCGACTCAGGAACAGACCCAGAACCCCAACATGACCTATCAGGCTCCTGCACAGCCCAAGCAGCCTGCCGCGCCGGTTCAGCCTCAGCAGCCCGCTGCACCGCAGCAGCCGACTGAGAATCAGGGTCAATAATTACGGCTTTAGCGGACTCTCCAAAAACGGGGGTCCGCTTTTTTACGGTCATTTTCCGCTATAATTTCAGCCCCTTAAACATAATTGTTGACGCGATATGCGAACCGAATAAAATAAGAATTGTACGATAGATACCATCTACTAAGGCGCTAACTGCGTTCGTACAATTCACAATTTCGCTTTAAGGCGGACTTCCTGATTCTGGGAGGTCCGCCTTTTTGCGTTCATAAAAGGAGAACGAAAATGAAAGTAGCTTTTCTTAACTGTACCGACGAACTCAATCCAGAAGCCGGTTCCGAACTCACCTGTGTGTTTCTTGACAAGATACCGGGAACCCTCGAGTTTTGCAAAAGACTCAAATTGAAGGACCCCAACCTGTATTTCGATGCGTATGTCCACAATGGGCAGCATGTGAATGCGTCTTACGGGTATCTGAAGGCAGGCGTTCCTGCAACGGTCGAGGAGTATACGCCGCTGCTCAAAGAACTGTACGCTGTCGGTTACGACAAAAACAGCATCGAAGTATGCCAGGATTTCAAATTCTGATGTAAAAAAACGCATAGAAAGGAAATAAAACATGGATAGTAGTTGGAAAAATCTTCAGATTCGCATGGAGGCTGCTTGGAACATGCGCACAACCCCTAAAACCAAGCGTCCTAAAACCGGTGATATCATCAGCAGCGCACATTCCCTCGATTGGAATAAAAAGAAGGTGCGTCAGCTTCAGCAGCAATGGAACGATGAAGTAACCAAACTTGTGGCTGACCGCAACAAAGCTATTTCGGATGTCATGGTTGATATCCTCACGCTCATCCGAATGGATATAAAAAGTGCATCTTCTGTCCTTATCAGTCATGATGCAGCGAAAATGCTTTGGGAAAAGGCGTATGAACGCGGTCACTCAAATGGCTTTAACGAGGTTTATTATGCTATTGAGGACTACGAAGAAGTTGTCATCGAAGCTTTGAAAGGGAAAAGGTGAAAAAATGGAACTCGAAGAATATCTACAAGATAACAACGTAACCCTTTGGCGAAATAACCGTGCATTAGGACCTCAGCAGACGAAATCTCTTGCGGATTTTGATTACGCGGAAGGACTGGAAAACATTACGGGAAAGATGGTTTGGATTTGCGACTATCGAGCAAACGCAGACCCAACCAAAAAACCAATTCGTGGAATTGAGCCCACTCCGGTGGTGGTAACAGATGCCAAGGAGACAAATAAGACAATTTATTATTCTCCTATTTATTTCCGACCTGTAAAGAACGGTCATGTTATGTCCAAGGTGATTGCTCCAATGGATAATACAGGCTATCGGGGATATACGGGTGAATCTGTAAACATCTTCTACACGGTTGAAGACTGTGTAAAGTGCTACCGTGAACAGGTGCGACAAGCAAAGGCAATCTACCACAAGGAACTTGCTCGTATAACCAATCTCTTCAATGCGAGAATTGGGGAACTGAGTGAGTCTTTGATTCCGTTTGCAGGTTACAACATTTCGGAAAGCACCGTAATGGTAAAGGTTCGTGCATGGACTACAACATACCAAACTGCAGAATTTACCTTCAGCCAAGAGATGTACGCAACAGAAGAAAAAATCGACAACCTCAAAAAGCAGGCACTTCGTCTTTTGCCAGAAAAGATTCGCAAAGAAACCGACTGGCAAGCGAAAGGACTTGTTTTAAGGAACGTAGACATTTACGTTCTCGTCGATGGGATGAACGATAAGAGCGCAGAAGAAAAAGTTGCGCTCGAACTGAAAATTTGAGATTGCCATCGAAGCTTTGAAGGGTACGAATAAACAATAAAAATTAACACTGAAAGGAAGATTTGAAATGCTTTCTGTTAAGGCAGGCGATTATCTCTGGATGGTCGAGTTTCGCTTTGGGGTTCCTTATCCCGAGACGATTCGCAAAATGGTGGTCACACACACGGATTCTGATACCAACCGTTTTGAATGCATCCCGACTTCCGGAACCGCAAACCGCTTATATGAGTTCGATGCCAACGGTGTCGAGTATCGAGAAGATACCACAGTCGGCTATGAGCAGTATTTGCTGATTTTCGAAAACAAGGATACCATCTACGATATTTGTGACGCCGTCAGATGCACAAAAGCGCTGTATATGGCAGCACAAAATGACTTTAACAATATTTCTCTCGAAACCCTTAACGCTGCCGCTGAGATTCTCGGCGTGAAATACGATAAGGTGAAGAGAAAGTAAATGCAAAGCATGTCTCAGCACATTTTGTGGCTTGCTTTTTCTGATGTTCGATATTGCTAATGCCGCCAAATGTATTGTATGATAGATACTATGGCGGCTGCACTGAAAGGAACTGAACTACAATGACTGAATATATCAATACCTACAATGAACTCTGCGAGAAGGTCAAGCGCTGGAGCGCAGCTTACTACGAGCAGGATGCTCCTGTCGTAACGGATGAGGAGTACGACCGTGCGATGCACGAGATTCGTGACCTCGAAGCCGCGCATCCGGAACTCGTCACCTCCGACAGCCCCACACAGGTGGTCGGCGGCAAGCGCGTTATCGGCATTCCGGTTGAACACCGTGTCCCGATGCTTTCGCTTCTGGATGTCTTCTCAGACGATGAGGTGCGCGATTTCACGGCTTCTGTAGAGAAGGAATATCCTGATGCCACCTTCTCTATTGAGCGCAAAATTGACGGCCTGAGCCTATCTCTGGTGTACGCTAAGCCTGCCGGTTCTGACGGAAAGCTGCGGCTCGTACAGGCGTCCACTCGCGGCGACGGTCATGTCGGTGAGGATGTTACCGACAATGTCAAGGTTCTTGGCATCCCTGTCAATATCCAGATGCCGGAAGGTGTCTGGAAAATCGAATTGCGCGGCGAGTGCTATATGAGCGAAGAGGACTTTGAAGCAACCAACGCCAAGCAGGAAGCAGCAGGGAAGAAGCTGTTCGCCAATCCCCGTAACTGCGCTGCCGGTACGCTGCGTCAATCGGACCCGGCTGTCGCAAAGGAGCGGAATCTGAAAGTGTTCATCTTCAATGTGCAGAGTGTCAATGACGGGGAGGATTCCTCTGAGTTTGCTGACTCTCACTGCGACCAGCTTTGCTATCTGCGCGATGTTTGCGATTTCAAGACCACCTACTACGCGCATTGCAATGATACCGACAGTATCCTCGCCGCTATCCGCGATATCGGGGAGCATCGGTATGATATCGATTATCCCATTGATGGCGCTGTCATCAAGGTGGATGAAATCGACATCCGCAAGAAGATGGGTGAGCGGACCAAAACTCCTAAGTGGGCTATTGCTTTCAAATATCCCGCTGAGGAGAAGGCTACGGTTCTTCGCCGTATCGTGTTGCAGACGGGTCGTACCGGCCGCGTCACTCCTGTGGCGGAATTCGACCCGGTACAGTTGGCCGGAACCCGTGTTGAACGTGCTACTCTGAACAACGCGGATTTCATCAAAAATCTTGACATCCGTATCGGTGACACCATTGTTCTGCACAAGTCCGGTGACATCATCCCGAAGATTACCATGGTCGAGAAGGAGAAACGTCCGGCAGATGCTGTGCCATATGACATGTCCAGTCAGGTTTGCCCTGTCTGTGGCGAGCCTATCGCTTCCGTGAACGGGTCTGTGGACCTGTATTGCACGAACGATTCCTGCCCCGCTAAAACGGTCAACCGCATCATCCATTTTGCATCCAAAGCGTGCATGGATATCAAGGGTCTTGGTCCTCAAATCATTCAGGACCTGGTCGATAGTCGGTTCATCTCCAACCCCGTAGACCTGTACTGGCTTTATGAGGAAGAATCCGAACTCATCGACATGTACGGTGAAAAGACGGCTAAGAAGCTGCTCGCAGCCATCGAGAACTCCAAGACCCAGAACGCAGACCGTGTTCTTAAAGGTCTCGGCTATCGTCTTATTGGCGGTCATGTTGCTCGCGCCCTGTTTACCCAGTGCAAGGCAACGGACGGAAACCTGCTCGGTTTGTCTGCCTTGTATGTGGATAACATTAAGGATTGTAACATCCCCGGTTTCTCTGATGCCATCTATGCCGCTCTGGACGCTATGCTCTCTGACCCTATGTTCAAGCAGGAGGTCACGGCCCTGTACAAGGCTGGCGTCAATCTCGATTACCATGCACCGAATGCATCCGCGAGCGGTTCCGCTGAGGATGCTGTATCGCTTGCTGGTAAGACCTTTGTGATTACCGGAACCCTGCCCACAATGAGCCGTGAAGAGGCCAAGACCTTTATCGAGGCGCACGGCGGTAAGGTGACCGGCAGCGTATCCAAGAAGACCAGCTATCTGGTCGCCGGTGAAGCAGCAGGCTCTAAGCTCGATAAGGCCAACACTCTGGGAATTCCCGTTCTGGACGAAGCAGGGCTTAAAGCCATGGTAAACGCGTGAGGTGGCACTATGTACGACACCAATCGGTTTATCCATGCTGCTGAGCCTTGCGCATACCATGAGGCGTTCGCAGAGGATATGAGACGCTGCGACAATGCACTTGGTATGGGCGGACTCATGGCTATCAACGCTGAATGCTGGCTCGATGTGCTTAACGGTATGACGGATACTCAGATTGCTGATTATGTCAGCACCAAGTATAAGCCTGGTATCCTGAATCCGTTCAGGGACACCTCGCTTTACATCAAGCACTAATCTCATCAGCCGTTCCACCTCTCAGGGTGGGGCGGCTTTTTCTTTTGAAATGTTGTCTTGACGGCGTTTGCGAACAGTATAGAATGAGTATTGTACAATAGATACCAAACCACGACCAACCATTTACAACCTGACAAAATTCAGACAGGCACCAACCGGGTGACCTGTCTTTTTTTGTTGCAAGACCGCGCAAATGCGGAGAAAGAGAGTCTGAAATGAAAGCCATTAAATCCATCATTATTTTACTTGTAGCGATTCCCGCAATGGCTGTCTATGCACTGCTCGAAGCCATCAACGCATTGGCAATCGAGATTGACTTGGTTCGTATCCGCACCATGATGCGTTGCTGCCATAAGTTTAAGACATTGTGACTACAAGTCGCTCATTTTTATTTATTACAAGCCTCGAAAATACGAGGAGAAAGAGAGTTTACCATGAATACCAACACTATCAATTCCAAGAATGTCATTTCCGGCGTCAACGATTTGGCTACCAAGTGTCCTAAGATTTCCGCTATGTGGAGTTCCAAGAACACATACACCCCTAGCGAAGTATCTGTAGGCAGCAACAAGAAAGCGTGGTTCGTATGCCCCGATTGTAAGCAGGAGTTTGAAGCCCGTGCTTTCCATATCGCAAGGTCCTTGATGCGTGGTAATACCGGTTGCCCTGTTTGTGCAGGTATCAAGGTCGTCCCTGGCATCAATGATTTGGCTACCAAGTGTCCTAAGATTTTCGCTATGTGGAGTGCAAAGAACACATACACCCCCAGCGAAGTATCTGCAGGCAGCAACAAGAAAGCGTGGTTCGTATGCCCCGATTGTAAGCAGGAGTTTGAAGCTTCTATCTGCAATGTAGTTCATACCGTACAAAATGGCAGTACAGGTTGCCCTGTTTGCGCAGGTCGCAAGGTTGTTTCTGGTATCAATGATTTGGCTACCAAGTGCCCTATGGCCGCTTCCATGTGGAGTGACAAGAACGATTGCTCTCCCAGTGAAGTATCTGCAGGCAACAACAAGAAGGTATGGTTCGTATGCCCCGGCTGCAAGCAGGAATTTAAGGCTTCTATTTGCAATGTCGTTAAATCCTTGATGTACTACCATACCGGTTGCCCTGTTTGCGCAGGTCGCAAGGTTGTTCCCGGAATCAATGATTTGGCTACCCAGTGTCCTAAGGTTGTTCCTCTGTGGAGCGACAAGAACGATTACACTCCCAGCGAAATTTCCGCTCGTTCGGAAAGACGCGCTATCTTCGTATGCCCGGATTGTAAGAAAGAGTTCGTGACAAGCGTTCGCGCTATGACACAAGCTGCTACGTCCGGCAACACTCGTTGCCCCGAATGCAGAATGCGGATGCGCACTATCAGTGCGGCACGCAAGGACGAGCACGATTTTGAGAAATCTGTCGGCACCACGATGACGATGAAGAATGGAAGCAAAGCCACCTGTATTGCTTATCATGGTGTCAACAACATCACGGTAAAGTTCGAAGACGGATTTGTTTTGTATCATGCTCGCTGGAACCAATTTGTCCGTGGTGCCCTTCACCACAACCAGAAAAACATCAACGAATAGCAGAAAAACCATCTGACACACAGTTGGCTTTTTTGTTTGGAAAAATCAGAAATTAGTGTTGACAGCGCTTGCGAACGGTATAGAATAATAATCGTACCAAAGATACCAGTATCATTACCTGTATAGGTAGTGCAACAATAGCCATATTCACAATCCTCTTTTCTTGAAAAGGACAGACACTCGTCATGGGTGTCTGTCCTTTTTCTTTTGGAAGTTTTTTGCGGACTATCTGTTTTTGGTCATGCGGGAACATTCCTGCATCGTAGTACACCACGATACGGTGATAATAATAGATTTCCTGCCTAAAAAGCGGGACGTACACGCTGCGTTAATGCGAAAATCGTTGTTTTGCTGCAAATACAGCAAAGCATCCTTTATACATATCCCAGCCGCGAACGCCGCGTTAGAGCATCTTTTATACATGTTCCAGCCGTGGGTACAACGTAATTTCAAGAAGATATTTTAGCAAGTAAGCGCTTTTTTCAGCAATCATAAGATGCTACGTCGTCTTCTCTAGCTGCTGTTAAAACGCGTGATACTTGCGCTCATCGAACAAATCCCAGTCCCCGTAATTATCGTGATTGTAATTGCGATGCTTGCGATAGCAATCTTTTACGCTTATCTGCTTCCTGTAATAACAGACAAACACACAAACAAATAACAATAACCCCCTATCTTGGGGCTCTACCTGCTGTGGAGATGATTTCAAGAGCAGCACGTTGGCCCCACGATACGGGGTATACTATGAAGGCACTTATTCTCAATGTTGGTATCACCAAGAACTACTTCAATGCCGTTTCCAACCAGTTTCTCCCGATGCACAGCGCCGCTTGCGAGCCCATGGACAACATCCTGTCGAACAGCACCGGCCCTGTAAACGCTCTGGTTGCGTTCGTACCAGGCTCCGAGAAGGACCTAATCGGCATGGTTACTGCCGACTGGGGCAACGGTATGGACATCAACGAGGTGAGCGAAAGCCTGCAGTTTGGCTCTCGTCACACCGATGAGGGTCCTCTGTGCATCCACGGCGTAGGTCTCAACAACTTCCTGCTGGTCGCTACCCGGAACAAGTATCCGTGGTTCATCGCCACCAAGAAGCCGGAAGAGGATTCCTACCACCTCGTTGACGGCCCCTTCGACACCAAGATGAAGATTGTTGAGCAGCAGGATATCCCTCTTGCCGACATCGTCATGCGTGATGCCTACAAGCCTCTCGGCGCTCCCTCCACCATCATCTATGTGGAGATGGACAAGAGCACCGCAAGCACTATGCTGACCCAGAATGGCAGCTGCGCTCCGAGCAAGGTTTCCAGCCTCAATGTGCTGCGTCGTTCCATTGCGGAGCATTTCGGCGTCAAGTATCGCAACTACCTCAAGCCCGATGATTCCGGTGCCGCTCCCGCCCGTATCCTGATTCCCGACTATCAGATGGCGAACGGCAAGACTTGCGATGTTTTCGTCAAGCCTATCTTCCAGCGCTACAAGGCTGTGACCGGGACGCATCATCTGAGCGTGAACTACAATGGTCACGATATTCCTGTTTCCGTTGAGGTCGGTCTGCTCAATGCAGCCGCTACTCAGACTCGTGCAGTGACCGGTGGTTACGCCCTGAAGCACTATTATCAGGGGAATATGAGCACCCAGGGTGTGGATATCCAGCTCGGCGACCGCGTTATCGCTACCGCACAGTTGGATACCATCTGGGACCGTGCTCGTCATCCTTCCTTCAACCTGTTCACCGGCACCATCGCCATCGATATCTCTGACCTGCCGCGTGGGTTCCTGAACACCCTCGCAAACAAGTCCAACATCGATTTGAGCGATGAGGGCTGGCGTGCCATCTTCGATGCTGTGAAGGATGCTGTTCCTGTCGTGGAAGACAAGACCTGCCCCCTCGAGGAGTACGCCAAGCAGTTTGCTGAGCGTATCATGAACAACACCGGCAACAAGGTCGAGCTCCAGTTCCCTGTATATGCGAACCGCACTCGCATCGATGTCCTTGAATACATCGACGAGAACCACTGCAACATCTATGATTTCATGAGCACTGCTGCTAACATGAAGTCTGTTGCTGAACTGCGCACGCATTGGGACGGTATGGTCTCTCAGGGTTGCCAGCCGGTTTCCGCCACGATGTTCACCACCAGTCGCGGTCCGATGCTCAGCCACACCTGTGAGGAACTGAACAGCCTTATCCAGTCCATGCCTGATGACAAGATGAAGGCGGCTCTCAAGGTTGCGAAGGGTGATGTTGCGAAACTGCCTCACTACAACCTCGAAATCGTGGTAGACAAGAACCTGCCTCGCTAATCACACCAACACACTTAGCCGTTGCCCTTTGGGGTGGCGGCTTTTTTGTTGTCATCTGACAAACAAAGTGCTTCCTGTTCTCCCACAATATAATGCGAGGTATAGCATTTTGTTCAAATACGTGCTATAATGGGCATAAAAAGGAGGGTCCGGTATGGCTGAAAATAATAATAGCAATGGCAAAAAGAGAAATGATATTTTCACGAAAATTAACGATACTATATCCACTTTTCTTGATGGCTACCCGCCTGCCGTTCAGACCGCTGCAAGAGTCATCGTCTTTGGTGGCATGTTCCTGCTCGTCATTGGTATTCTCCATCTCATTTCGCCTATTATCGTAACGGTTGTTGGCAATCTTCTGAGTCTCATCTTCACCTACGGCATTTTGGCACTTATCGTCATTTATATCGTGTACAGAGCCAAACTCACCATGACCCGCGATGAAAACTCCTTTCTGCTGAACGAACGCTTGAAGTATCAGAAGAAGGAGTACGAGGAACGCGAGCGCAGAAGAGCAGAACAAAACAAAAAACAGTAAAATTCAATAGCATTTTCGCTGTCCAGCTTCGGTTGGGCAGCTTTTTCTTTTTATAACGATATTTTCCTGTTGCAAATACTTGCGAATCGCATAAAATTAAACTCGTAGGAAGGATGTGGTTGCTTTGAAGCTTTTAGAATCCGTATTAGGGAAGGTGGCTACCATCGGAATGGCTGGCTATCTCTTTGGCTGGCTTTGCTTTATTGCCTGCGTCATCTGCACGCTCGCAAAAGCTGCACAGTGGCGCGATGTGGCCGGTTATTGCGCGTTTCTTCTCGGAGGCAGTTCGATGCTCATTGCCGTTGGCTTTTTGGGGCTTGCGGTCATTGGTCATATTCAGCATAAACGATATGTAAAAGGAGGCAAAGCACTGCCTAAATAATAAGACAGTGCAAAAACAGTATGCAACACAAGAAAATTCTATTCGCCGCAGCTGTCATGATGGCATCCGTAGTGATGTTTACCGGCTGTGCATCTCAGGAGATTCAGGACCGGAAAGCGGCTTCTGAGGCAGCGGCTATCGCCGCCGCGCAGCCCACTGCTACACCGGCACCGACTCCTGCACCTACGCCAGAGCCCATCAATGCATGGTCATTGCTTGACAATCTTCCAGAGTTCACTGTAGGGACTCTGGATAAGCCCGATATGACATGGACGGATGGGTTGCCTTTGGGTGTAAATCCTCTGACCTATGAGGATGGCGCATTCGTTTCAGGACTCTATTCCTCTGCATCCGGCAGTTCTACACAAATCAAGAGCGTGTCCGTGAAGGATTTGAACGAGATGCCAATTTCCGGATACCTGAAATTGTCCGCTCTGGAAACGGGGGAGACGGTCATCGACAGTATTGAGGATGCCGTGACCGGAGAAGGTCTGGAAAAAGATATCTCGGATTTTTGTGTCTGTACCGAGGGTGAGAATGGGGAATCCTCCAACTACTACCAGATTGGCTTTAATGGTGGCCCGGTATCGAATGTCATGGACAGCACAACGGCTGCTTCTGACGGCATGACTATCGGGAACGCCTTTGAGAATGGGCTTTTCTATTCGACGATGAAGCCTTCCGCTCTGAAGGATTTTCCTGCTGACGGCACGCCCGAGGAGAAGTTCAACGCCCTCTATGCGGTATTCGGTACCCCGAATGGCCTTTATTGGAAGAACAGCCCGACCGGCACGCAGTATACTTCCTTTGATGAGTTCCGTGACGCGGAGTACAACAAAGAGACCGGTGCCAAGTCCTTCTACCTCGTCTGGAACTACGAGGACTGCACCGTTGTGGCATCCTGCAGCGACCAGTTTGACAGCGCCGATGTGAAGGGCACGGCTATCACCGATATCTATGAGTTCCCGGTATTGCAGGGCACCGAGTACATCAATGAAGCCAGCACTGATACTTTCTGGGGATATCTTGGCTACGGTGACGCGCCTGTCCGTCTGACGGGTCTGTATGCGACTATGCCCGGCGCACCTGCTGAGGACGCTGCCGCTGTTCCGGAATCTGATACAGCAACCGAGTCCGGTGCTGCATCTGATGATGAAAACGCTGCGAATTCTGATGCAACCGCGAGCGAGAGCACAGATTCTTCGTCTGAGGCTGTAAATTCTTCTGTCACTGTCCAATAATTTTCTCAGATTTCACATTTAAGCCCTTGCGCGAATGTGCGAACCGCATACAATGAAAAATGTACGATGGATACCAACCGAAAGGTAATTCACACATTCACAGTTCTGAACCGTTAAGGCAGACTTTCCAGTCACATGGAGAGCCTGCCTTTTTTTGTTTTGGAATTTGATTGCAGGAGCCTTTCGGGGTATGCATCGTAAATTTATTTTTTAAGGAGTTTGTTCAAAATGGACGATAACGCTTACCTCGACACTATCAAAGACATTAACTGGGATACCTTCTACCAGCAGAAGATGGCTCTTGAAAGCCTTACCGATTACCTACACCGCAACAAGGAACAGGAAAACGGTATGTTTGGCAGAGCCGCTGCCTGGATGGAGGGTATCCTAACCATGATGGACGGGTTCACGGATGCTGCTGCAGACGAGAACGCGTTCAGTTATCCCGCCCGTGACGAAAATGACCGGCACCTAGATTCCCGATTCAACGATGTTCTTGACCAGTACCCGCAAGCTTCAGCTTGAGATTTCTGATTAAGGAGGAATTTACAAATGCGAATTCGGGAAGGGTGTATTTTAACCGCCACCAATAGCAGCGACGAAAGAGTCAAGTCTCTTATCGGCTGCAAGGGTGCCTTGCATGTCGTAAACGGCGAGCCTCTTCGGTTTGTCGTGGGGACAAATGAGAACGCTCGCTCTTTTACGACTGCCACGACAAAGCGCCTCGGCGTGATTGGCGTGAATATTTTCGTTTCAACCGTTACCGGGACCGAATACACATTCGAGTTCCGTTGATTTCACCAAATACGGCTGCTGTTCAAGAAGAGCAGCAGCCGCGTTTTTTGTTAAAGGAGTTGATTTTTTTTGAATATCATTACTCGTGCTTCCGTAAAGGAGCGCATCCATGTCGAACAAATCATTCGCAGCCAGCCGCATATGCACAACAGCGGCCTTGTCGATATTGTTACCATCCCGGTTCGAAAATGTTTAGGACTTTCTATGGATGTCTACAAACCAGTCGGAGAGGTCAAAGAACCACTACCCATCATCCTGGATGTTCATGGCGGGGGCTTGATTGCCGGCCGCAAAGAACAGAACAGGAATCTTGGTATCCAACTGGCAAGAAGAGGCTATATCGTTTTTATCCCCGATTACCGTCTGGTTCCCGAAACGGATATCTTCGGACAAATCTCGGATATTCTCGATGCGCTCGCAGTCATTGAAGCGAAAGCGGCAGAGTTCGGCGGCAACATCGAAAAACTCTTCGTTACCGCAGACAGTGCCGGTGCTTTCTTGGCCTCTATGGCCGTTGCTTCACTACACCATCCTGCCGAGATGCAGCCGGTCATCCGCCGCCTTGAAAGGTATATCCCGCAAAAGGTTCAGGCTCTCCGCGTGACTGCCATGGGTTTTCAGAGTGGGATGTTCTACCTTTACAAAGGTCAGGTTGGATTGCTGGCGGACAACTACATGCAGAAGGGATGGCGCAAAGAGAAGTACGCTTCCAATATTCGTCCCGAATACTATTGCAAGCTGCTGCCGCCGTGCTTTCTTTGTTCCGGAAAAGGAGATTTCCTGAAAGGACAGACAAAACGTTATGTGAAGCTGCTGAAAACCAACCACCAGTACCATCAATTCGTATTCTGCAATGTAAAAGAAGCCGACCACGCTTTTGCCGCACTTCATCCGGAAACGGCATGGGGGCAGATGGCAAACGATGAGATGCTGGCGTTCTTTTACCGCTGCGCACGATAAGCTAAGGAAAAATCATGGCACACAAAAAAATTATCGACTCTGTGAAGAAACAGGGTCAAGTAGCCATCAAAGACCTCGATGAGTTCCTTCGCTTCATTATCAACGAATCCGATATGCGGACATTTGATGCCAACTATATCAGCATTCTCATTCCCATGCAGTTCGATATCGACAAGGTGTTTGGACTCAATGTCTGCAAAAGAAGTGATGACGACTATGTAATTTTGTATTCATGCTGGTATCCGAACAAGGATATTTTCGGCAGACAATTTGAAATGCGGCTGTACCACTACGACAACTCTAACGACGATGACGACCTAGGACTCGATATTGTTATGACGCAGAGTCAGTACGATGCAGTCCTGCAGAGATTCGAGGAGCAGTACAAAAAGGCTTACGGAGTTACCGTTGAAAGGGACTGGAAAGACTCTCCTTTTGACTGCGGCGAGAACGAGGAGGAAGAGATTTGAATATCAACCGTTACGCACTTTGCAAGGAGCGCTCCTTGCAGAAAATCATAAGCAAGCAACCGAAACCCAATACCACCGCAATCGGAGTTTGCAGCGAGACGCAGGTCACACATCACATCATCACGAAAAGAAGTGATGAGTGCCTGCCCATCTCTGCGTATGTTCCGAAGCACAAGGAAGGCGACGGCAAGAAATTCCCTGTCATCATCGACATCTACGGCGGCGATTTCGTTGCAGGACGCAGTGCCCTGAACCGAAATTTCGGAACGTGGTGTGCGGAGCATGGCTATCTGACCTTTATTCCGGAATACACCCCGGTTCCCGAAACGAATCTGTTCGGGCAACTCGGCGACCTTTTGAAGGCGTTCGTTGTCATCCACCGCTGTGCAGAACGGTATGGCGCAGATATGTCCAGAATGTATCTGGTAGGTGACGGTGCAGGTGCTGCACTGGCTTGCCTCGTATACGCTCTTCTCTGGAACCCTGTATCCATGCAGCATCTCGAAGATGAACTGCCATTCGATGTACCGCAGGAAGCAAAACTTTCGTTCAAGGGTGTCTGTTTGCAGAATGGTATTCTTGACCTTTCCAGCAGAAAGATGAACGCTATCGCGCCTTATCTCATCGAAAAGGATTGGAAGAAGACCAGCTACGCTGAGTGCCTGTCACCTAAGACTTACGCCAAGATGCTGCCTCCGTGTTTACTCGTCACGAGCATTACCGATGCTCATAAGCGTGACACGAACCAGCTGGCTTGGCAGTTGAAGTTGAAGGGTACGAGGTATTCGGTACATTCCGCAAACAATCTCTTTACGAAAGAAAGTTTTGCTGCACGGCATCCTGAAACGCGGTATGCGCAGGCAGCTAATACGGCTATGCTTGCATTTTTCGAAAATAAATAACACCAAAAAAAGGAGAAATCACAATGGCTAATTATCACAAAAGGAACAGCATCCGTGCGGTCCAGTGGGCCCCCGAAAACGCGCAGAGCTTCGAGGACATCAAGAAGCTGATTGCCGAAAATCCCGGTATTGGCTGGAAGGCAGATAACATTGTCCGTAACGACGCCAGCGACAACATCATCATTCGCAGCTTTGGCATGATTGTACTGCGCATCAAGCCCTACGAATATCTGGTGGAGGGCAAGAAAGACAGCCTTTTCACCGTTTCGCCTGAAACTTTTGAACTCATGTATAAGTCCGACGAAAGCAGAAAGTGGTGAAACACAGTCAATAACCCACGACTAAAGTCTCGGGCTTGCTCCGGTAAGTCTGCACTTTAGAAGTGTCCGCAAGGATATGTTGACTACCCTTTGCACATTAAGTTGTGCCCCGTTATAAGCGAATAGACAGTTACCGTACGGTGTAAATCCTAGCCGTGCGCTCTAAGACAACAACACATCACGTAAAGCTGAGGTAAAGCCGACAGGTGTGGCTGTATCAAGCCGTTTATAACCTTGGGGAAGGATTTTTACCCTCTTCGGAGTGATGTGGTAGATTTGCTTTCCACGCGCAGGCAAAACCGCCGTTCAAGACGCTATCGTAAGACCCGTTACCGTGCGCCAAGATTTGATGCAATTATATGAATCCAAACACAGTCAAAAAGAAGGAGTATTTGCTTCTTCACGCTTTTGATTAAAACGCAATGGTGAAAAAAATAAAAAATTAAGGAGAACAGACAAAATGGTTAATAATTCTAATATTGTTAATGCAATGGTTAAGTATCACTTTTCCGATGGTATTCACACTTTGCCCTGCAAAGTAAACAAACAGACGCATGAAGTCTTTGACATCAGTGGAAAAACGCAGCTCGTGAAGGAATTAGTCGAGGATGATGATTTTTCCTTTGATAGTGACGAAGAAGCCACTCTCTTTGAGGTATACGAAGACCTAGATTATGCAGAAGTTGAGGTTGATGGAAAACTCTATCCGTTCCAGATTCTTGAAATGATTGATGAAGCACTCCAAGATGGTGGAATGAATCCTATTGAAGAGTACAGTGCCGTCGAAAAAAGCGGCGATTACTGGGAAGCAGTGGATGGAATGTCGCTGACTCAGTGCATCCGTTCTTGGCGTTGGTGGGAACTAAAAAATTCCATCGAACACAACCGTACAGCAATTGCTGATTTTATCGGAGCCAATCCCGGAAGTGCTACCTATGTTAAGGTCTTGAATGGGAATACAAACCAGACCGAGATTTGCGATATGCTAGACAAAGCTGAGGCTCAGATGCCGGAAGACAAATTTATGCAGTTCTTTAACAAGTACGATAACCCGAATATTTGGGATATTAACTAAAACTGCGATTCCAAGTTGTTTCAGCCAAAAATCAAGGAGAGTAAAAATGGAGAGAAGCATCAGAGCTTAAACAGCAACGATACCGTTGGGCAACATCTGC